GCTGTAAGGATATGCCCATTAGTTCCAATTGGGATTCTTGCGTCAGCCGTATCAAATCCAAATAAATCGCCTTTAGTTGTAAGCGGAGTCTGATCTGCACTTGTTGCCCATTCAGGAGCTGTTCCACCAGAATTGACTCGCAATACTTGACCAGCAGTTCCTATTGGCAAAGCAGTATTTACATTGGCGGTTGCTGATCTATAAGCAAGTGCGCCAGTAGTTGTTTGTGGGTTTAAGTTTTTTGTCGTTGTATCGACTGAGCTTCCCAATGTGCGAATTGCAGCTGCCCCATCCTTGACGAGATCAGTATCGTTAGGGGTAGTCCAGCCGTAATTAGTAGTCGTTGCCATTTATTCTCCTATGCCACAATTGTAGCGTCTAACCACTCCAAAGTTGGACTGATTGTATTCCAAGTCTCGACCGCTGGTACTGAGTTCCAACGGAAAGCCTGCAAGCTAAATGCTATTGGTGATAAGTTCATCGTCAGGTCTAGGCGGTTAAGACTTGCAGTCCAAGTCCAACCCTCGACAAATCCTTGGAACTCGCCATTGGTCATATTGGATGGCAGATTAGTGATATTTAATGGCATACCCATAAATACATTAAGAAGGCTATCTCGGTCGGCATTGTCAATTTCTGGATTAGCTGTAGTAAAGGTTATCTGCCGTAGGGCAAATTGAGGATAAGCGCGAATAAGTAGATAGAAGGCTGCTTGGGCTTCAGCGTCGTGTTGATGCCTAAGAGTGGTAGATATTGTGGTAGCTAATTGGCCGTAAAGGGATATAGAAGCTGCATCCTCATCAGTTACTGATGCGCTGCCAATGCCATAGCCGACTGTAATTGCGTTTCGGACATCGCCAGCGCGCTTGACTATGGAAAGAGCTGGGCCAATTGCGTGATTGCCATCCAGATCAACATAGCCGTTAGTTGCAAGGTATTGGCTTCGGTGTGTCGAATCAGCATAACCAATTCGACCTTGAGCATCCTCATATAAGTAACCAAGTCCGCTAGTGGCATACCTAGAAGCTAAATTATAAACTGTGTCATTAAGGCCAGTCTCTGAGTGCAACTCATAATCACCAGGAGTATCAATCTCTCCTAGTCCGCTATTTTCTGCATCCTGCCATTGCGTAGTTGCGTCATAACTATTCCAAGTCTCTGCCGCTGGCACTTCATTCCATTGGTCAAATAATACGCCGCTAAGTAATTCTTCAATGCGGTCTCCATCAAATTGATGGGCAAAGTTGCCAGTATAAACTGCCCTAGCAAGTCGCGCTAAAGCTCCTACTGCAACGATTCTAATTTGCTGGCTCGTAGCTGTTGATCCTGAAGTTTGGACTGTAATACCTAAGTCAGTAATAAAGCCGCCAAAGAGATTAACATAAGCGCCAGTAGAGTCTTTAACTTCTATTGTTACTGCGTCATTTACTTCATAAGGAACTGACGCTTCAGCCGTCTCAATAAGAGTTAAATTGCAGTAACCAGCAATCGGCTGCTGATAAATGTCGGTGCGACCCGAGGTAATAGTTAAGCCGCTTAGGGTTGCGCTAGTAACTGTAACGCCATCAACCTTAACTCTATAGACTGGATTCCAGAGGGTCATTGCGCTACTAGACCGCCAAGTATTGCGCCCCCACCGCCGTTGCGAGCGTTGCTAGTGTTTAATGCTAATACTACGGCCCGAGTAAATCCTTCTTCATCTATTGCGCTTGGGGCATTAACATTGATAGTGACACCAGCGTTATTGGCTGCAACTGTTCCAGCGACATTAAATCCAGAAGGGATGGCATTACCGCTAGGAACTAGAGTTGATGGAGTGCTAACTGCTGAGCCTGATGGGACGCTTGGGGTGGTCGATGGCTTAGGAACTGGGGGAAGGCTCGGGCTTGGAGCAGTTGCAATCTTTGGAAGGCTTGAACTGCTTGGAGTGCTAGGCGCTGAGAATGAAGGCTTGGAAATAGTAGCCACATTAGGAAGAAGTGGGACGGCATTGTAAGCGCGAATAAGGACATTTATTGCATCAATGGCAAAATTTACCGCGCTCTTTATTCCATTAACTACGAACCCAATTACATCAAGAACGCCTCCAGCAACTTTGCCAATAAAGCTAAGCGCTGCGCCAAGATTGTTAATCAATACGGGAACTACAAAGTCTTTAATAAAGTTATAGAGAATAGTCAGAGAATCCTTATTTCTGGCAATTGCATCAGTAACTGGCTTTAATGCTGCATCTTTAAACTCAATAAACTTAGGGATAACTGTGTTTATAAAGTAATCCAACAGCTTTTGTAGGGTCGGTAGCAAAGCAGCTCCCACTGATTCTTTGGCTTCATCAAAGCCGACTTTAAGTCTTGCGATTTGACCTTCAAAAGTATTGGCTTGAACTGTAGCTGCTCCGCCAAAGGTCTCGGCTAATTGCTTTACAGTTCCTTCTAATCCAAGAGTTTTAATTTCGGCAGCAGACAAGCCAACACCTAAACGAGTTAGAGAGCCTGTATTGCCTTCATAGGCTTTACCAAGCGCATTTGATACGGCTTCAACACTTTTACCAGTAGCAGCTGAAATATCTAAGGCTAGGTTTAATAAATCTTGGGACTCAGTTACTGATCCTGTGGCAACTGCTAATCGCTGAAGCGCTGGTCGCAGTTGATCATCAGCAACGCCAGTAGCCAAAGAGGTTTTAAGTATCTGCTCCTCAACGGCTGAAATCTGAGCTTGCGTTGCGCCAGTAACATTCTTTAGGGCATTGGCTAGACGAAGTTGGGCAGCCTCATCTTCAATTGCTGCCTTGACACCATCAACGGCTAACTTGACTGCATAGGCTGCTGCTGCCGCTGCTGCTGCTGCAAAAGCTGCTGCTGCAACCTTGCCGAACTTCTCTAACTTACCGCCAAAGCCTTCAACCTCTTTAGAGCCAGTATCAAGATTTTTCTTAAGATCAGCGACATCAGCAAGAATTGAGAGCTTAAGTGTTCTACTGCCAGCCATTACTTATCCCACTCTTTCAATATCTTGGAAAATGCTTCTTGCCATTTCTTAATCAATTCAGGCTGAATCTTACGAAGGGTTGGGTAGATAAAGTAGCCAGCGTTTCCGCGACCTTTGCTTGGTGTTCTTCTGGGGAACTGACGCAAGCGATTACTTCCAAATTCATAACCCGCCCAGAGTTTTTGTGTGCTACCGCCACCAGAAAAGCGCTGACTTGCAAAGCCGTAAGAGAGCTCTCCGATTTTGGAACTGGCCGAGACTTTAACGCCACTTGTAATTCTTCTAACTGCTTCTTGACCAAAAGTCCTTGAGAGCCCATAGGCTTTGATTTCATTTGCTGCGTAAGTAGCCAGCGCGCTAGATTCCCGTTTAGCTTGGCTAACGGCTTCATCATCCATCGCTTTAAATGCGGAAATGATTGAGCGGAGCTCGCGCTTGTCATAGCTGATTCGTAACTCATCTGCCACCGCTACGCTCCTTTAATATATCTATGGCCGTCATTACTTGGTCGATATCTGTCCAGTAAGGCATCGGAATCCCAGTTGCGATAGCAATCTCGATGATTAGTCGGTTGATGCTTCCGGGCTCGTAACTTTTGGGCTTTCATCTCCAATCGTCATTTCCTCAACTGTCAGCTCCCAAATCTCTTGGGACTTGGTTGGCTTCCCTGCTGCTTCGCGCTTATACGCAAAGTAGGCAAGGTCTAAGAAGTCCGCTTGTTGGTAAGCCGTTATATCCTGCATCGAATAAATCGACTTACCAGTTTTGCGTTCCCACTTAGCCCATTCTGGCAAGCCAGCTTGGTAAGTAGCTGATTCGCCTGAGCTGTATTTAATTGTGATTGAAATTTTCATAGCTCCCGATGCTCCGATCTATTAGGTAAAGCTTTCTGCTGGTTGTCCAATTACTGTCATTGTCCAAGTGTCAGTTAGCGCTCCTGGTGCTGCGCCTCCTGCTGTTGGAAATATTGGCAGAACTTGGAATGTAAAAGTTGCGCCAGATGCGGCTGTAAATACTGTTGAGATTGCAGTATTAGGCGCTGATTCTGCTACGCCCCAAATAATTTCAAATAGAGAGCCAGTCGCTCCCCAATCCTGCAATAGTTCAAGTGTAAAAGTCCATTGCTTATCTACGGACTTATAAGCGCGACCATCAAGGGTTTGATAAGTCTCGATAATTGTTTCGCAGCTTAAAACTGCAGAAGTAGTTTGAGCATCGAAGTTGTTACCACCAATGGTAAAACTAACATCGCGCCCAGTTATTACTGTTGTTGGCATTTAGGTCTCCTATGCGGTTTGCTCGTAGCGGACGCTCAAGCGTATATCTGAAACTAACAGGGTAGTAGTTCCTACTTCGGTTACCGAAGGTCTTTCGACTATTGATAACTCATACTTGGAAGCGTTTAACTTTCCAAGAATACTCATAACTAATTGCTCTAAGTTATCTAGAGCAGCGGCGTTGCTGAAATACGCAACGCAAGCGGTGATGGTGTAATTTAATTTAACTCTAGTTGTGACTTTACCCAAGACTTCTAATTCCATATACGGAGAATCTGGAATAATTACTATTGCTGGAACGATGGGAGATTCTGGAACTGAGTCGTAAATATTAGCGGCGCAAGCAGCCAGAGCCGTTTTGATTGCTCCCCGAACATCTGTTGAGATAGGCATTAGCCAACCATTGTTTCCACATCAAGATAAGGCCCAAGTAGGCCAGTTACCTTGGCAAGTAAATTCTTGGATAGGCGGTAAGGGGTAACTGCAAAATCTACGCCTTCAATTGATCCGCCAGCTGCGGTTCTTGCTTGGAAGATTTCTACTGAGATAGTTAAAACTGCTGCCTCTACATTGGGATTAGCAACATAGGTTGAAGCGCCAGTAAGGGTTGCTTTGCCAGCAGGAATTACATTAAATTCAATTACATCTGCGCCGACTAATGCGACTGTAAATTCTAGGTTTAGATTGCCAATATTAAAGTTGGCTGGGTTAGTAAAATTAGGAAACTCAAAGTAAAAGTCTGGGCCAATATCGGTAATAGTGTGAGTGCCGTTGAAGGTGTTATTTACGCCAGTGATAACTACTGACTGACCTACGCTGAAAGGGTGCTCTCCTTGAGTAGTAAATACAACTACATCATCGGAGCGCTCGACCTTAGCAATTGGGGCTGAATAACTGACTAGCATTGGAAGCACTAAGTTTTCAGCTGCATCACATATGTCATTGAGATAAGCATCGTTATACAGGGATGACGAAACGCCAAGAATCGTCCTAAGCTCTGTGGCCGTAACTATTGTTGGCATCTCGTCATCCTTTCAAGCAGTTAGGTGAGCGGCCAGCTCGGGAGCGGACTGGCCGTCACTATTAGGGTTTTATCAGGTTAAGTTGAAGTGGCAAGAACCATTTGCAACTTTAACGGCAAGTGCGCCGTAGCCGTAGTAAGCAACTTCAATTTGACCATTAAGTGCAACATTGGTCTGCAGACGGAATCTGCTTGATTCATACCAAGTGTAAGAATCAGGATTAATTACAACCATCGTTCCATCTCCAGTTGGAGCTGCGCTCTGGTTGATGCCAAGTGCGCGAGATACATATAGATCAAGTCCAGCAACATTTCCGCGAAGGCTTTGTGGGCTTACTGCTCCACCTGCGTTTTGAGGCTGTGAAGCTGTGTAGATTGGACGGCCTGAATCGTTGTAGCTCATAATCTTTGACCATTGCTCAGGTGTCACAATTAAGTTACGAGCAAATCCAAGAGAATCAGCATAAACTTCAGCAGCTGCTTCAGCAACGAAGTTAAGCAAGCCTGTCGCGCTATTTGCTTGAGCTGTTGGTGCTAATTGACCATTAGCAAGAAGTTGAGCAGCAACAAATTTATCTGTTGCAAGTGAATAGGCATATTCCATCTGACGGACTAGCTCATCAAAGAATACTGGATTGCTTCGGTCAAGAAGTTCAACGGAGAAGGTCTGGCCACCTGCATACTTATTAACATTTACTGTTAGGAAGCTGTTGGTCATTCCTGTCTCAACAATTGCATCGCCTTCGTTTTCATCTTCAACTGTTGGAACGGCAGTAATCTTTGGAATCTCAAAGCTCATACCAGCATCTGGTAGAACTCCGCGAGAGATTGCATCAATTGTTGAACGATCAGCATTTGATAGAGGATTGATAACCTCAGTTAACTGACGAGTTGGAATCAAGCCAGCGTTATTTGAAGTGGTGTCATCTGCTGCCATAACATACTGACGAGCAGCGTCATCACCGAGTTTAGCGCGAACGCTATTCTCAAGATATTTTGCCTTTGTGAATTCAAGGCGAGGGGCTGTGTAAAAGGCTGGGCGAGTTGCCTCAACCATATTTGCTTTAGCTGCTTCAACCGCTTCTTCAACGGCAGGAGCAGGAGCAGTAGTGTCAGACACTTGGTCTCCTTCGTTTGGGTTCTCTGAATCAGCGGTTGCTAAATCAGAATCTTCTTTT